GGTGGGAAAGTCTTCCTAAAGAAGCACGTGATAATATCAAGCCCAATGCAAATGACTTGACAGTGGTAGATTTTTGTGATACTATACTAGAATACTTAAGAAACAATTCAGACATAGGCTATTGGTGGTCTAGAGGCAATTCTTTTGATCCAGTGATTCTGTTTAGACTTTTAGAGTCACAAGGTAAAAGTAAATTGATGAATGAGTATTTAAAGTTCTGGAAAGTAAGAGATGTAAGAACTTTTATTGATGCTAAATTTGATTTTTCAACACGCAGTGGTTTCGTACCTCTTGCTGATGAAAAATATTGGGAAGAAGCGTTTGTAGCCCATGATAGTAAACATGATGTTGCCGCAGACGTTTTAAGATTACAGGCTATATACAGAGCCGAAAATGACTTGGAGCAAACTAGACGATGAGTGAAAAACAGGAATTTGCCGCAGCCGAAAGCGGCGCTTTACGTGAATGTATTGGTGTGCCATACTTCAGACAACTCCCTCTTGAAGGACTTGCCGCCGGTGCGGCTGCCCTTGAGTATGGGGCAACAAAGTATGCAGACAGAAACTGGGAAAAGGGACTTCCCTGGCAACAAATGATTGATAGTCTTAAACGACATATTGATGATTTTGAGCGCAGGAAAGATTATGATGATGGTCCTACAGGCTCTGGTTTACCGCACGTTTGTATGATCATGGCTGGCGCATTGATGCTGTCGAGTTCTGTTATTCGTGGTATTGGTGAAGACGATAGAATGCCTGCACCAGATGAAGAAGCCTTTAGTGCAAAAGATTGTGCAAAGTGGATCAGAGTTCAAATGGAACGGTCTGAAGATTTAGCAAAATATAGGAGAAATATGGATTAAATATGAAAACTCTTGGCTGTTCTGATATAAATAAAAAGCAGAACGTGATTATTAAACTATTAAGAAAGGTGAATAAAATATGAAATTTAGTTCAGAAACATTAAGTGTTCTAAAAAACTTTTCGACTATCAACCCTAGCATTGTTTTCAAGCCAGGTTCAGTAGTTCGAACAATATCCCCGCAAAAAACTGTAATGGCTGCGGCAACAATCGATGAGACTGTTGAAACTCAAGCAGGTGTTTATGACCTGTCTCGTTTTCTCAGCACTCTATCATTGTTTGAAAATCCAGATGTGGTGTTTGGTGAAGATCGTTTTACCATTAAAGGCGGTAGAAGTGAACTTCGCTATACATACACATCAGAATCATTGATGGTTACTCCACCCGAGAAGGACATTGTCGTTCCCGATCCTGAAGTATCCGTCAATATTAAGTGGCAAGATATTGAAAGTGTCCGCCAAGCGGCAGGCGTTCTTCAATTGCCAGAGATTGCTTTCATTGGTGATGGTAGTACCATTACTATGTCAGCGGTCGACAGTAAAACATCAACGGCAGATAATTATAATACCGTTGTTGCTGAAGGTGTCAGTACAGATCCATTTAATATGATCATTAAGACTGACAACTTGAAATTGGTACCTGCTGACTATGAAGTTACATTATCTTCTAAAGGTATGGCACACTTTAAGTCGAGTAAGGTTCAATATTGGGTTGCAATCGAAACTCGTTAATAAACTTAGTTATAGGAGACTATTATGACAGAAGAAAACCAAGCCCCCGAAACCCAAGAGCAGGAACAAGCTCCTGGTCTCTCACTGAATGACATCTCAGCCGCAGTTCAAATCATTGACGTTGCGACTGCACGTGGTGCCCTTCGTGGTGAAGAGTTACTGCCAGTTGGCACAGTGCGTCAACGTTTCATGGCATTTTTGGAACATGCAAAAGAGCAAGGTCAAGATGTGAATCTACCTGGCGAAGCACCTGTTCCGCCTGCTGATGCAGAAGCACCAGTTCCGTCTGAAGCAGAAGTTCCCGCTTCTTAATTGGACGCCGAGAGGAGGGTGTCATTGACATCCTCCTTTCATCCCTTTACAATGCTGTGAAGGTTTATTATATTATGGAGATTGATGATGCAAGAAGATTTTTTATGGGTCGAGAAATATCGACCACAAACCGTGGCTGATGCTATTCTTCCAGAAGAGTTAAAGACTACATTCCAACAATTCGTTGATCAAAACAATGTTCCTAATCTACTGCTAACTGGTCGTGCAGGTGTCGGTAAGACAACTGTGGCTAAGGCTATGTTAAATGAGATTGGCGCAGACTTTATCACCATTAATGGTTCGATGAATGGTAACATTGATACTTTGCGTATTGACATTTCAAACTTTGCTTCAAGTGTGTCCTTCACTGGTGGACGTAAATATGTTATACTAGATGAAGCTGATTATTTGAACGCAAACTCAACACAGCCTGCACTTCGTAATTTTATGGAAGAGTTCTCTAAGAACTGTGGTTTCATTCTAACGTGTAACTTCAAGAATAGAATTATTGAGCCTTTACACTCTCGGTGTAGCGTGATCGAGTTCAATATAAGTAACAAAGATAAACCACAGATTGCGGCAGACTTTTTCAAACGAGTGTGTGGCATTCTAGATGATGAGGGTATTCAATATGATAAAAAATCTGTTGCTGAGGTTGTTCAACTTTATTTTCCTGATTGGCGCAGAGTCCTTAATGAACTACAGCGTTATTCTTCTACTGGTAGGATTGACGCTGGCATCTTAGCAAACAAGTCTACTGACAATATCAGTGCCTTGATTACTTTGATGAAAGAGAAAAACTTTACTGGTACTCGTAAGTGGGTTGCTGAAAACCAAGATATTGATTCTGCGGTTCTTTATCGCCAGTTGTATGATATTCTTCCTTCTAAAGTTGCATCCACTCAAAGTATAGCAGATTCGATTATTATATTGGCTGAGTATCAATACAAAGAGGCATTCGTTGCTAACTCTGAAATCAACCGTGTTGCCGCACTTGCAACTCTTATGGCTGAAGTGGAATGGAAATGATTAATCTAGCAGGAGAATACATAGTTACGTCAGACGATATTGCACATTCTCTTATTGAAAAATGTGATACTAAGTATAGACTTGAGGTAGATTCCAATACTAAGATGGGTTTTAGATTGCTTGCAGATAAAGGTATCTTAGAAAAAAAGTCCGACACCATTCACGAAAGAACCGGAATGTATGCTGTTTGGAAAGATCATCATTGCCTTTATACTGGCAAGTCTGATAAGAGCATGGGTACACGAATCGGTAGATGGATTAAAGAGATACAGCGTAAGTCTCTACGCAACGAAAATCATCCAGCGGCAAGAAAGTATCGTGAGATGTGGGGACAAGACTTTTCTAATATGACGGTATGCGTATATCACATAAAGAAACAGGCTGATATTCCGTCTAAAGATATTGAGAAATCTTTGATCCGTATATTGAAACCCTTGCTTAATGTGGTGGGTAAAAAATGAACATTTTTGGTAGATTCAAAACACAAAAATCCAGTCATCCTTGTTTAGTGTGTAACAAAAATATTGGTAAAGACTATAGCGAAGTACGCTATACTTATAAAGGTGGTCAAGGCACCGCTTACGTCTGTAAGAAGTGTTCAGACGAAATGGATAAATCTAATATGGATGAGGATATTGATTATGGCGAATCCATTTGACTACGTAACATCTATTACGCAAACTAAAAAGAACATGATGCGTGATAGTGAGAATGATGTATTGGCAGAAAAGGGTTATGAGCCTTGGCTGGTAAACAATGCACTTTCTTATCATGCAGATACAATTTTACATGCGAACCTAATGAATATACACCACGAATTGGATAAACGACCCCAATACGAGTGTCTTATAAATAGCATTAGACCTAAAAAGCGATGGGCAAAGTGGGTTAAGAATGCTGGAAATGAGGAACTTGATGTTGTGTGTGCATACTATCAGTGTAATAGAACAGTTGGTCAAGAATATCTGTCCTTGTTGTCTAGTGAAAAGCTGGAAATCATGAAAAAACAACAAGAAACAGGTGGTTTGAAAAAATGAATTTATTAGATAGGTTAGTAGAGGTGACTCTACCTAACGAAGAGAGTTTTCTTAAAGTGAAAGAAACTTTAACTCGCATAGGTATTGCCTCAAAAAAAGAGCAGAAGTTGTATCAGTCATGTCACATTTTGCATAAGCAAGGCAAGTACTATATTGTACACTTTAAAGAATTGTTTATGTTAGATGGCAAGATTAATGACTTTTCTGATGAAGATAAGGGACGTAGAAATACTATCATCTCTCTGTTAGAAGAATGGGATCTTGTTAAGACAGTTGATACTGAAAAGATCAAAGAGCCCAAGTCTCCTTTATCACAAATCAAAATTCTACCTCACAAAGAAAAGGGTGAGTGGGAATTAATTGCTAAGTATAGCATAGGCAAAAAACGCTAAGGAAGATTATATTATGGAAGTAAAAGACAAGACTGGTCCATTCACCCACGATTATTTTAACTTTCTTGATAATGATTCTGTAGTTAGTCAAGAACTTATTACTTATTATGTAGATAATGGGTACTTTGTCAAACGTACGGCTGTACGCAGAAACCTAAGAAATGGAGACTATCACGACTCCATCCATGTTGAACCACTTTATAAAATTGAGGAATATTAATATGAACACTCCGCAACAACTTGACCTGTTTCCAGAACTCAATTCTACTGTAGATTATGGTAACGCTACTTATACATTAGATACAAACGGATCACTTCCATATACCCTTACGTATAGCATTGACGATCAGATGAGTCAAGCAGTAAGCTTGACTGATAACGTTGATGTCAAAATATATAAACTTTTTCCAGAAGCACATATGCCAGAACTTGGAACAGAGTGGGCTGCCTGTTTCGATTTAAAAGCATCTTTAAGGGATTCAGATGAGATTACAGTCTTTAACGCTACTAACACCAAGTCAAAAAGAAAATATGCGAATGGGTCAATTTTCATCTATTCGGGAGAGCGGGCTTTAATTCCTACTGGACTGGTTTTTGATCTAGATGAAAATCAATCTATGCGTATTCATCCCAGATCAGGACTAGCCTTTAAGAACGGTATCACGTTAGCAAACTCTGAAGGAGTTGTTGACTCTGATTATGTACAGCAAACTTATGTGATGCTGTATAATATGAGTGATAAAGTTTTCATCGTAGAAGATGGAGACAGAATTGCTCAAGCTGAAGTGTTGGAGTCTTATTCAAAATTTGTATTTGAAGAAGTCTTTGACGAGCCAGAAACTAAAACTAGCCGAACAGGTGGATTTGGTTCAACTGGCGTATAGTGAACATGCAGTATAGTAATATATTACAAAAAATCATGTATTTTTTTCAAAACATTACCGTATTGCATGTATAAATAAAGATGTAAGTTGCCTAACGGGACTTACGTATATTAACCCTTGCTAAATATAGGAGGTCAATAATGACTTATTTGCAAACAAAATACGATCCTTTTACGACTGTAGGTTTTGATAGGATCTTTGATCGCATTACAGCAATGCAAGAAAACACTGTAAAAGCGAACTCATACCCACCATATAACATCACTAAAGAAAGTGATACAACTTATATTGTGGAATTAGCCGTAGCAGGCTTCACAGAAGAATCACTCGACATCGAAGTAAAAGACGGACAGCTTACCATCGAAGGTAAAGCTCCAGATGCTTCTGATGAAAAAGAGTATCTTCATAGAGGCATTGCCGCCCGTGCTTTCAGTAGAAAGTTCACTTTAGCCGAGACTGTAGTGGTCAGAGATGCTTCCCTAGAGAACGGAATGTTGCGTATTCTGTTAGAAAATGTTATTCCTGAAGAACAAAAACCGAAGAAGATTTCTATCGGCAAAACTCTTGAGGATACCAAAGAATTACTCACTGAGTAATATAGGGTGGGACGGAGTGAAAGCTCCGTCCTTTAATCTCACAGCTAAATATAGGAGTCAAAAAGCTGATGAATAGAGCAATCTCTTTTCTGAAGAGTTGCGATGGCACATTTTGCGATGCAGTTGCACAACTTGCATTAGGCGCACTATGTGTCTTTGTAATTGCTACATGTCTGAGTAGCATATCCTAAGAATGAAGACAACACACAACACAGGAGAAAAGTATGTCTAATAAAAACCCTTTCGAAATCCGAGCAGAAATGCTTAAACTAGCAAAAGATTACATGGATCAACAGTATCATATGAACATTCAGTTTTATGAGAACATGATCGCAGAAGGCGAAAAGGCTCGTAAAGACGTTGAGTCAAATCTCGCAGATGCATATAAAATGTATTCTATGGATGAGTTGATGAACAAAGCCAAAGAACTATACTCTTTCGTTTCCGAAAAGAAGTAAACTTATGAGGGACACGAAAGTGTCCCTTTTTAAAGAAAGGCTTAGAATGAGAGAACCCCAAAATTACTGTACCACAAAAGGACTGCTTCCTGCATTCCTTATTATTGCTTTCATAATTGTAGGAGTACCTTTACTTACCATGAATATCTGGCAATAGTGAAAATAACAGGAACACATCTAGGAATAGCAGTGATGTTGCTATTCTTTTTTCTTCAAATTTGTACTTGACATTGGCTTAAGTCAGTGTTATACTGTACATCTAAATTAAATAATGAGAGTAGAATATGGAAAATGTGATTGCACTGCCCACGTTGTATAAGAGAGACACAAAGGGCAAAGTTAGAGTACTAACCATTGAATATGGATTTGATAATGAGGATACTGCTGGCACTAGGTCGATAGCAGGCATTCAAGATGGTAAGCTAGTTACCTCTGGCTGGAATATTACCGAACCAAAGAACGTCGGCAAAGTCAACGCAACCACTTGCGTTACTCAAGCATTCGCAGAAGCCCAAGCAAGTTGGGATAAAAAAGTTGAGAAAGAGTACTTTGCAGACATCAACCTAATTGACACATACGAGAAGTTTAAGCCTATGCTTGCGGGCGACTACACTAAGCGTCCACAAGCGCAGGGTTGGTCTCAACCAA